CCTTTTTTGGAGGGTGTGCCGTGGCCGTACTGAGCAACAAAAAGCGGGCGAAGCTCCCGAAGAAAGTGTTTGCGGGCCCAGACCGATCGTTCCCGCTCCCGGACAAAAAGCACGCCCGAGCGGCCTTGATGCTGGCTCCCCTCTCGCGACGAAAGGGGAACCTCACCGCGGAGCAGGAGCGCCGCATCGTGGCGAAAGCCAAAGCCATGCTGCACGCGAGGACCGGCGTGAAGCGGGGCAAGTCCTGATGAGGACCCTGAGGTGAAAAAGCAGACCGAGAAAGACCGCCGCGACGAGCGGCGTGGCGAGAAGCGGTACGAGGCCCACAAGGCCAAGGACCGGAAAGACGAACGGCGCGGGGAGGACAAGTACCTCCGCCGCGAGCGCAAGGATCGTGCCGACGAACGGGCAGGCGAGCGCCGGTATGTCCGGAGCCGGGATGGGCGCTCGGACGGAGACCCGCGGAAGGGCATGAACAAGGGGACGCCTTCGGCTCTCAAGTTCTCGTCCGACCCCCTCAAGGCCGGCGGATCGTACATGGTCCACCAGCCCGGAGACCTTGAAACCCCCAAGGGCCCGAGTCTCCGCGGGCACCGTGTGCCTCGACCCGAGCCGGTGGCGGACTCGATCGATGCGCACCAGGGGCAGGAGCCGAACTGATCGCCTATGCGGACAGCCACCTCGACCGCTGAGGCTGTGTTCCGGCAGGGCTTCGACGCCTACCAGGCGCGCGGCCTCAAGGCAGTCTGCCCCTACCCTCAGGACGAAAAGGTCGGGATCTGGACGGCGGGGAAGGATGCCGCGAGGCGGAGAGTCCCCGCCGCCGAGGCGTGGAAAGAGTTTCTTGCCCGCGAGAAGCGGGTACCGTGAGGACAGAACATGAGTGAAATCAAGGCCGTGACACACGAACGGGCGAAGTGGAAGGCCAAGGTGACCTTCCCCACCCTGAGCCGGCAGAATCAGGCACGCAAGGCCGCGGGGAGAGGGGAAGATCCCGCGACGATCTCCCTTTTCCTGTCCGAGCTCTACTGCGAGGCCTGCCGAGCAGAAGCCGAGAAGGACACGAAGCCCCTCATCCAGAACGCCCAGCTCATCCGGCTGACCAGGGCCCTCGGGCAGAATGCGGGCATCCCCGCTCTGGACTATTCCCGCGGGACGGTCGAGTGGCTGCCGGTGCAAGGGGACTTCCCCTGCCGCAACGACACGCAGCCGAAGCCAGTGAGGAAGCGGGCATGAAGAAGGCCAAGCGCGCCTCCACCGTCGCCAAGCGGCACGCGAACAACCGCCGGAAGCTCAAGCCGGGCTTCCGCATGCAGGTCGCCGACCGGACGACCAACGAGGCGCGCCAGATTGGCTGGCCTCATTAAGAAAATGGGCGAGTTATGGGGCGTTAATGGAGGCTTAATGGGAAAAAATGGCGAAGTTCGAGAAGGGTCATCCGATGCTGCCGGGCGCGGGACGCCGCAAGGGGTCCCTGGATCGCTATACGCGCCTCAAGCACGAGTTTCTCGAAGCCTTCGAGAAGACCGGGGGCACCAAGACGCTGATCGACTGGGCGTCGAGGCCGGAGAACCAACGGGACTTCTACAGAATGGTCGTAGGGCTCCTGCCGAAGTCGGTCGAGGTCAAGGGCGACGCCGAAGCGCCGCTCACCATTGTCGTCCGGAAGCTCGGTGATGGCTGAGATCACCATCCCCCACGACTGGCAGCCGCTTGCGCACCAGAAAGCGCTATGGCGCTATCTCGAGGGCGGCGGGAAGCGCGCGGTGGCGGTGTGGCATCGACGCGCGGGCAAAGAGAGCACGACCCTCAACTGGACGGCGGTGTCGGCCATCCAAAAGGTGGGGGTGTATTGGCATATGCTCCCCACCGCCGCTCAGGCCCGTCGCGTGGTGTGGCAAGCCATCGACAGGGAAGGCAGGCGCGTGATCGACCAGGTCTTCCCCGAGCCGCTCCGGAAGCGCATCCGGAACGACGAGATGGAGATTGAGCTCAAGAACGGCTCGCTCTGGCAGCTCGTGGGCTCTGACAACTACGATCGGCTGGTTGGCTCAAACCCCTCTGGCGTGGTCTTCTCCGAGTACTCCCTCACAGATCCGCGCGCGTGGGACTACGTGCGCCCGATCTTGGCCGAGAACGGCGGGTGGGCGGTGTTCATCTTCACCCCACGCGGCAAAAACCACGCGTGGGAGCTCTACGAGATGGCGCGGAGCAACGCGGAGTGGTTCTGCGAGAGCCTCTCGGTGGAGGACACGCACGCGATCTCCCCCGCCGCGATCGAGCAGGAGCGGCGGAGCGGGATGAGCAATGCGCTGATCCGGCAGGAGTTCTATGCGTCGTTCGAGGCCGAGAACGAAGGCTCGTACTACGGGCGTCTCATGGAAGAGGCCGAGCGCGAGGGACGCATCACCCGCGTGCCCTATGATCCGGCGATCCCGGTGCACACGTTCTGGGACTTGGGTATGGCCGACGAGATGGCGATCTGGTTCGTACAGATGGCCGGGCAGGAGTACCACGTGATCGACTACTACGAAAACAACGGCGAGGCTCTCTCGCACTACGTGCAGCACATGCAGTCCCTACCCTACATCTACGGCCAAGCGCATCTCCCGCCGGACGCCCGGGTCCGTGAGCTCGGCACAGGGAAGAGCCGCCTTGAAGTGCTCACCGCTCTCGGCGTGAAGCCAGTACTCGTCCCGGGCCTTTCGATCGCCGACGGCATCGAGGCCGTGCGGAGCCTGCTCCCGCGCTGTTGGTTCGATCGGGAGAAGTGTGCTCTCGGGATCCGGCATCTCGGGGCGTATCATCGGGAGTTCGACGAGAAGCGACAGGTGTGGCGGGCTCAGCCCGTCCACGACTATTCCAGCCACGCGGCGGACGCCTTCCGGTACTTCGCCGTCCATTCATCCGCCCTCCGTCCACGCCGCGCGCCTTCTCCTGTGAGTCGGTCGGGGAGCTGGATGGCCGCCTGAGGATCAAACCATGGTCGTCAACCCGCTCAACCAGACCGCCGCGCTCGCCGTCGGCACCACCGCCGCCGATCTTCCCGCGCTCACAGCGGGGGCGACTCCGGGCGGTTTCATCCCGATGCTTTTCAACGTGATCGGCACCGAGCCCGTGTTCGTCTCGTGGGTCGGCACCGCGGCCATCCCGGCCAGCGGGGACACGGCGACCAGCGTGCCGCTCCAAGCCAACGCCAACGAGATCCTCTTGGTCCCCGCGGGTTCGACGATCTCGGCAATCGCCTCGGCCACCGGCAGCTCGCTCTACGTGACCGCGATGGCCATTTATGGATCTTGAGGAAGCCCTCAACCAGCTCCGTCAGGCTTCGGGCCTGAGGGGGCACTGGAAGGAAGAGGCCAAAAAGGCGTACCAGTTCGTCGCCGGCGACCAATGGGCGCCCGAGGACAGGCAGGTCATGGAGGACAAGATGCGGCCCGTCGTGACCTTCAACCGGATCGCCCCGATTGTTGATGCAATCGTCGGGCACGAGGTCACGAACCGGCAGACCGTGAGCTACATCCCGCGGACGCTCAGCGAGGCTGGCGTGAACGAGGTGCTCGATGCCGCCGCGCAGTGGGTCCGCGACGAATGCGATGCGGAGGGCGAAGAAGGCGACGCGTTCAGGGACTGCGTGATCTGCGGGGAAGGGTGGACGGAGACCGCTGTCTCATACGACGACGACCTCGACGGGCGGATCACGATTGCCCGGGTGGATCCGATGGAGATGACGGTCGATCCGGCGTCGACCAAGAAGAACTACGCCGACGCGCGGTGGATCTGCCGCTCGCGCATTCTCCCGCGTGCTGTCGCGCAGGAGATGTGGCCCGACGGCGAGTTCGCGTCGGTGAACAGGGAGGAAGGCGCGACCAACCCGGTCCCCGTCATCCCCGCGGCGTTCTACATTGAGGACTCCGGCGCGGGGGGACGGGAGTACAACCAGGACACGGTGCAGCTCCACGATTTTCAGTGGTACGAGCTTGAGCCGGTCTACCGCGTCCCTGTCTCGCAGCTCCCGCCGGACAAGCTCCAGATGCTCCAAGCCGCGTTCGCCGATCAACCCGAACCTCTCGTGCCGTCCGAGTCGGGGCTTCTCACCTTCACGGAAGAGCAGTGGGCGGTCGTGAAGGACGTCCTCGGGCCGGTTCAAGCGCTCAAGCAGAAGCGCAAAGCCTTCTGGCGCATGTACTTCTCCGGTGACTTCCTGCTCGAGAAAAAGCGCACTCCGACGGGGACCGACTACACCTACAAGGCCCTCACGGCCAAGCGGGACTACCACAAGCGCTTCTGGTACGGCATCGTCCGGGGGATGATGGATCCGCAGCTCTGGAGCAATAAGTTCATGAGCTCCATGCTTGAGATCATCGCCACCAGCGGCAAGGGCGGTGTGATCGCCGAGGTCGACGCCTTCGAGAACCCGCGTCAGGCCGAGAACGACTGGGCGGATCCGGCGCGGATCATCTACGCGACGAGCGGGGCGATAGGCGCGGAGAAGATCATGCCGCGTCCCGTCTCGCAGGCCCCGCAGAACATGCAGGCACTCATGGCCTACTCGAACCAGTCGCTCCACGAGGTCGCGGGCGTGAATCCGGCGGTCATGGGCTTCTCTCAGGCGCTCGACACCTCGGGCGTGCTCGAAGAACGGCGGCAGAGTGCTGGTCTCGCGCTCCTTTCCTACCTTTTCGATGCCCTCCGCCGCTACCGGAAGGAGCAGGGCCTCCTTCTCATGCACATGATCCGCCGCTACATCCCGCAGGGGCGCCTGATCCGGCTCGTGGACCAGCAGGGGGCCCGCTACGTGCCGCTCGTGTACCGCAAAGACGTGGAGCGCTACGACGTGATCGTGGACGAGGCGCCGTCCGCCCCGAACGTGAAGGAGCGGACGTGGGACACCTTCATCGCGCTTGCGCCTCATATGCCGCCCGCGTTTCTCACGCCACAGACGCTCATGCCGCTTCTCGACTACTCCCCGTTCCCTCAGGCGCTGGTGGCGCAGTGGAAACAGGCCGCGAATCCGCCACCCCAAGTCGCGGCCCAGCAGCAGCAGATGCAGCAGGCCGCCGCGCAGCTCGAAATGGAGCAGAAGAAGGCCGACATCGCCGCCACGCAGGCCGACGCCGCGTACAAGCACGCGCAGGCGCAGGACCTCGCGCAGACGGGACAGGTGACACTCGTCGCGGATCAGGCCCGCTCGCAGGCCGAGGTGGAAAAAGCGAAGGCCGCCGTGGCGAAGGCCCAAGCCGAGCTTCAAGCCGCGATCGTCAAGGCCGGGCTCTCGACGCAAGCGGAAGCCCACAAAGCGAACGCCGCCGCGTCACGCGCGAGTGCGGACATCGCCTCCTCGCAGGCCGATACCCTGAAAACTCTCCTTCCCCCGACATGAGGTAGATCATGGCCGATCCCACCCCCCAGACTGCGCCCGCTCCCGCCGCACCTCCTCCCGAGGCCGGCGAACCCAAGAGCGAGCCGCTCCAACTCTTCAACCGCGCCCCCGCGAAGGCCAAGGCCAAGCGCGGGGGCCTGTCAGCCGCCGAGGCGAAGTTCTTCGAGACCGGTGGGGACCTCGACCCGTCCCTGGCTGGCGAGCCAAAGCCCGAAGGTGAGAAGCCAGCGGAAGGAACACCCGCGCCCGCAACACCGGACGCCCAAAAGCCCCCAGAAGGCGCCAAACCGCCCGAGCCGAAGCCGGCCGAGGCGCCCGCGAAGCCCCCGGATGGCTACGTCCCGCTCTCCGTCCTCATGGAAGAGCGCCGCCGCTATCAGGAGATGGTGCAAGCCGAAGCGCGCCGCCGGCAGGAGATCGAGGATGCGATCCGTCAGGCGCAGCAGCAGCCGGCGGTGCCGGATCCACAGGAAGATCCGGTCGGCTATCTCCAAGCCCAGAACATGGCCCTTCAGCAGCAGCTTCTCGCGGTCGCGCAGCAGCAGCAGGCGCTCGCCGAGCAGCAGCAGGCCGAGCAGGTGAAGGGAGCGCTCTTGCAGCGCATCATGGCCTCGGGGGCCCAGTACCGCCAGAAGGCGCCGGACTACCCGCAGGCGTGGCAGCATCTCGTCGCCGAACGCGACAAGCAGCTCGCCCCCCTCATCCCGGATCCTGCCGCGCGGGAACAGCAGATTCTCTCCGAAGCCATGCAGCTCGCCGCGCAATCGCTACAGCAAGGTGTCGAGCCCGCGGAACGCTTCTACGCGCTCGCGAAGGCGTGGGGCTACGGCGGGACACCTCCGCCGGCCGCTCCATCTGGCACGCCTCCCCCTTCGCCCGAGACCGCCGAGGCCATGCGCAAGATCCAGGAGGGGCTCAGGCACCAGTCTCCCAACGGCGGGTCGCCTCCGCCTCAGGAGGTCACCGCGCAGGACGTGCTCTCGGAGCGCGATCCGGCCAAGTTTCAGGAAAAGTGGGAGCGGCTTTTCGGCCGTTGACATTTTCGGAGCTCTTTGGTAGAGTGCTCCTTGCCGTCGCCGGGCTTCGGGCGAATCGGTGGGGGACCAACCGCAACCGGTCCCGGAGTCGCCACCCTCAAGGGCGCAGCGCGTCGCCAGCGCAAGGGCGGATCGGAACCCGAGACGTACTCGTGGACTTTTCCACCTTGAGGGTTTTCATCCATGGCACAAACAAACTTCGCCGTCAACGATCCGTTGGCGGTCAAACTCTGGGCAAAAAAGCTCTTCGTCGAAGCGATCCAGCAGTGCTGGTTCTCACGCTTCATCGACCGAACCGGCGACAACGTCGTCCAGCAACTGGACGACGCCTCGAAGTCGGCCGGCGACACCATCAACTACGGCCTCCGCATGCAGCTCGTCGGTCCCGGCGTGCAGGGCGACGGAGTCTTGGAAGGCCGGGAAGAGGCGCTCACGACCTACGCGGACAAGATCCTCATCGATCAGCTCCGCCACGCCGTGAACGTCGGTGGCCGCATGACCCAACAGCGCGTGCCCTTCGAGCTTCGCGAAGAGGGACGCCTCGGACTGCAGGACTGGTGGGCGAACCGGCTCGACACGAGCTTCTTCAACCATCTCTGCGGGAACACGGTGCAGACCAACACGGCGTTCACAGGGAACAACTCCCCGATCGCGCCGTCGAACATCGTGCTTCCGTCCGGAGTCTCCTCGGAGAGCGCGCTCACCAGCACCAACACGTTCAACATCAACATGATCGACTACGCGGTGGAACTTGCGTACACCATGAGCCCGCTGGTGCGGCCCATCCGCATCGACGGCGAAGAGAAGTACGTCGCGTTCCTCCACCCGTTCCAGGTCACGGACCTCCGCGTCTCGACCACAACGGGCCAGTGGTTGGACATCCAGAAGGCGGCGGCGACTGGTGGTGAGGTCTCCAACAACCCGATCTACACCGGGGCTCTCGGCGAGTACAACGGGTGCATCCTGCACAAGGCGTACCGCGTGACTCCGGCGATCGCGAGCGGGGCCTTCCTCTCAAACACCTACCGCGCGGTCTTTGCGGGGGCGCAGTCCTGCGCACTCGCCTTCGGTCGCGGGGATTCCAAAGAGGTCTTCACGTGGGACGAAGAGCTGTTCGACTACAAGAACATGCTCGGCATCGCCGCGGGCTCCATCTTCGGGATCAAGAAAGCGGTGTTCAACAGCCAGGACTTCGCGACCATCGTGCTCTCCACCTACGCGGCTCCGCACGCCAACTCCACGCTCGAGACACCGTCTGAGTACGGCGTCGGCACGGTCTAAGGAGGTCAACGCAAATGACAACTTACACATCCGCTCAAGTCGCATCCCACAGCGTCCGTGGAAACTGGCGCGGGGGGGCCTTCGTGGTCACTGGCTCGATCAACCTCACCACCGCGCTTGCGGTCGGCGATGTGGTCGAGCTCTGTCAGGTCCCGAACGGCTACGAGGTCGTCGACGTCATCGTCAACGCCCCGAAGCTCGACACCGGGACCACGCCCACGCTGGTCTTCGATGTGGGGGACTCCACGACGGCGGGCCGCTACATCTCTGGCTCCACGATCGGCCAGACCGGCGGCGTGGCGCGCACGAGCCAGCCGGGCGGCACCGCCTACACGTACACCATCGGCACGAACAACGGGCAGACCTCCGGCGGCAACGCCGGCGCCACGGTGATCCAGCTTCAGTGCACAACTGCGGCGGCCACCTGGGCGAACGGGACCGTCACGTGTTCGGTGATCCTGATGGAAGGCTACGGGGCGTTCTCGTAAGCCAAACTGAATGAGGAGGTGCGCGTGGGAACGTACGTCGAGCTGCAGGCCCGCATCGCCGACGAGCTCGCGCGCACCGACCTCACATCAGAGATCCAGCTCGAGATCCTCTCCGCGGTCCGCTGGTTCTCCCATCAACGCTTCGCCTGGAACGAAGCGACCATGGCGCAGTTCACGACCGTCGTGGGGCAGCGCTACTACTGGCTACCCGCGAACTTCGTGACGGTCACGGACGCTCTCTCGCAGATCGGAAACTACACCTACAAACTCGATCCTCTAACCGAACAGGAGATCGACGAGATCGACTGGGGCGATGTGTTCTGGACGTCGTATCCTCTGGTGTTCTCCACCTGGTCGGGCCAGATCCGTCTCTTCCCTCCGCCGCAGCAGGCGCTCCCGGTGGTGGTGAAAGGGCAGATCGAGCTTCTCCCGCTCATGACCGCGTCCGGGACTTGGGCCGCCTCGACCGCGTATGCCGTCGGAGATACGGTCTACGACACCTACAACAACGTGCAGACCTGCACCACAGAAGGCACGAGCGGGACGTCTGCGCCCGCATGGCCGACGAACACCCCGCAGAACAGCTCGGGCGCGATCTCTGGGGCCTCCATGCCTCCCGTGGTCGGCCAGACAACGACGGACGGCACCGTCGTCTGGTCGCTCACGGGGACGAACGAGAACGCGTGGACCACTCAGGGCGAGGAGCTCATCCGTTCCCGCGCGCTCAAGAACCTCTATGCACGCTACCTCCGTGACTCTCAACAGGCGGAGGTGATGCAGAAGCTCGAAACCGATGCGCTCGCGAATCTCCGCCAGAAGAACTTTGGCTCCATCGCGCTCTCGCGCATCACGCCGCACTTCTAATGCAACCGCTCTCCTACCTCTTCGGCACCTGGAAACCGGACCCGCCGCATCTCCTGAACCCGGCGTTCCCGGCGTCCACCAAGGAGTTTTTCTCCGGCGGCGAGATCTCGCTCCTGACCGCGCAGAACGTGATCTGGACGTCGCGGGGCTATCGTCCGTTCCTCCCGCTCGTCGGGAGTCCCGCGCTCCCGTCCCAGTGTCTGGGTGGAGGCGTCGCCTACGACCGGAACGGCAACATCCAGCGCTACGCGGGGACCGCGACCGACCTCTACCAGCTCGTCAACGGCGCGTGGGTGAAGCGCTCCCGCACCACGCCGGCGTGGGTCGCGTCCACCGCCTACACAACCGGGCAGTTCGTGATCGACTCGAACGGCAACCTCCAGACGGTCACGACAGGGGGCACCTCCGGCACGTCGGCCCCAACGTGGTCGACGACGGTGGGGGGAACCACCACCGACAACACGGTCACGTGGTCGCTTACGCATCTCGGCGCGTACAAGGCCACGCAGTGGTCGTTCCAGAACATGGGGGGCTGCATGGCGGCCACCAACGGCAGCGACCCGATCCAGTCCATCGACATGACGACGGGGACGGCCTTTGCGGATCTCGACGACACGGACCCGGCGCCGATCGCGGGCGTCCTCGGCATGATCCGGGACTTTCTCGTGGCCGGGAACATCCAGTCTGCGCTTCTGGGCTCTGTCCCGTACGGCATCCAGTGGTCGGCTCTGGCGAACATCAACCAGTGGCCGACTCCCGACACGCAGAACGCCTACGCTGTGCAGGCCGGGTCCCAGACGCTTTATTCCGAATACGGCCCGGTGCAGGCGATCTCGGACAACGAGTCCTTCGGCCTCATCTTCCAGCACTCGGGCATCTCGCGCGCCGAGTACGTAGGCGGGAACACCGTCTTCCAGTTCTACACCTACGAGAAGAAGAGGGGCGCGCTGGGCCCCTGGTGCGTGGCCCGTGTGGGGAACAAGTACTTCTACGCGTCTCCGGACGGATTCATGATGACCGACGGCTCGACGACCACCCCGATCGGCTATCCGCTCGTGGACAAGTGGTTTTTCGCGAACGCGAATCTCAACACTCTCAACACCATCTGCGCCGCCGCGGACACCCGGCAGAAGATCGTGTTTTTCGCCTTTCAGTCCACTTCCGGCTCCGGGCTCGACACCATCCTCGTCTACAACTACGAGGAGCAGGCGTGGAGCGTGTGCGACCAAACCCTCGACTTTCTCTTGCAGGACATCGGCGACTCCGCGTGGGTTCCGGGGGGATTCAACACGTCGCACGCCTACGGGCAGTTCACGGGGACCCCGGGCACGGCGACCCTGATCTCGCAGGACCTCCAGCTCAACCCCGCGGGCCGCGCGGTCACCACGATGGTCCGCCCGCTCACCGACGGCTCGCCTTCGGTTGCCGTGGGCACGCGGAACCGCCTCACGGATCCCTCGACGTTCACCTCCTACTATCCGGCCAACGAGCGTTCTGGGGTCGCCGGTGTCCGGGCCGAGGGGGTGTATCATCGGATCGCCGTCGAGCTGAACGGAGCGTTCAACGACTGCGTGGGCGCGACGGTCTTTGCCGAGGAGGCGGGAATACTATGAGCGCGGTTCCTGTGATGTTCCCCGTGGAACACTCGGGGCCGAGGGTGGAGTTCGTGCCGTTCTGGAAGATCGCCGAGCGGTGGGCCGATGTCGCCCCTCACCTTGCCCGCCCCCTTGCGCGGCAGTCGGCCCTCACTCTCGAAACCCTGAAAGCCTCCCTGATCCGTGGGGAGATGATGCTCTGGGAAGTGAGAGGCGAAATGGCGATGGTGACGCAGCTACAGGTGTTCCCCGCGGAGCGGATCTGCACCATTGTCCTCTGCGGCGGCACGAACCTCAATCGGTGGAAGCGCGCCGCGCTCCGCGAGGTCGCCGCCTACGCAAAGGCGTCTGGGTGTACTGGGCTTCAGATCGTCGGTCGTCGGGGCTGGACCCGCGCCGTCCCCGAGTTTCAGCCGACCGGTGAGGTCGTATTGAGGGCTTCTCTATGAGCAACAATCTCCAACCGGCCGCCGGTTCCGGCAGCGCTTACCCGCAGTACTCGGGGAATCTGCCGGGCAGCTTCTCCAACAGCGCATACGACTCACCCTCGATGACGGGCTACGGCTACGGCTACTACGGTGGCATGGCGCCCATCCCCGAAGGGGGCTACTACAACCAGATGGCGCAAATGATGGCGGGCCCGTCCTACGCGCCGGTCGGGAGTACGTGGGAGACGATGGCGCCCGGGCAGTCTTGGAACAGCCCCGCGGAAGGCTATGGCGGCGGCTATGGCGGGATGAGTTCCGGCGGCAAAGGCATGACCTCCGGCGGCAAGGGGCTCGGCTCTGGGCTCGGCTCCTTCACCCAATCCCCCACCGGATCGAGCGGCCTCGGCTCAAACGGCGTCCAGCAGGGCCTAGGCGGCTTCGGCGGCATGGCAAACCCTGGGCCGTTTAACCCCTCACGCCAGTTCCCCATTTTCACCATGGCAAACCCTGGGCCGTTTAACCCCTCACTCCAGTTCCCCATTGCCGGTTATGGATCGGGCGGCTACACCTCCGCTCCATCGGCAGGTCAGTCGCTCAGTCAGCTCGGCACCGGGCTCTACGGCCAGCCCACTGCTCCGACGACCACGACCACGAACACCGCGCCTGTGCACCAAGGCGGTGGCTTCGGAGGCTACGGCGGCGCTCCGAGCTACCAGCTCCCCGGCCAGAATCAGTGGGGGCTCCATCCTAATGTTCCCATCGGGAGGATGCCGCTATGAACCCGCTTCTCGCCGCGCATCTTGCGCTTCACCTGATGTCTTCCCCACCCCAGCCGAGCGTCCTTGCGCTCCTCGGCGGGGTGACAGACCCCAAAGGCGCACCCGCCGCGCCGGCGATAGCCTCCGGAGGGCTCACACCTGACCAGATGCAGATGCTCAACAGTCTGGTGTCCCAGTTCGCGCCGCTTCTCACCGCAGGGCCGAAGATCATGGCTCCAGCCATGGCTCCGACACCGACGATGTATCATCCGGCGGCTCCGATGATGCAGCCCTTCTACGCGGGAGGTGGACAATGAGCGGCGCGAAGGGCGGCACAACTACAGCCACCTCCGGGCCTCCGGGGTATCTCCAGCCGTACTACACCCAGCTCGCCGAGCAGGGGCAGGCGAAGTACGCGGGCCCCGGCCCTGCGTACTATCCGGGCGTCCAAGTTGCGCCGTTCTCGCCGCTCCAAGAGCAGGGCTTCTCGCAGATCCAGAACTCCGCCATCCCCGCCGCCCAGCAGCTGGCGAACAGCGGCGCGGGTTTCTACAACACGCTCGAGTCTGGCTCCCTTCTTGATCCCGCGACGAACCCGGAGCTTTCCCAGCTCACGGAGCTCTCGGACCAGCAGATCCAGAACAACCTCGCGTCCCAGTTCGCCGGAGCTGGGCGGAACATCGAGGGATCGGCGCCCATTCAAGCCTCGCAGATGGCCCAGACGGCGGCGAACCTGTACGGGGGGACCTACAACCAGACACTCGGGGACATGACGGGAGCGCTAGGCCAGACCGGCTCGATGCAGGGCGCGCAAGCCGCGCCGGGGCAGCTTGCCCTTGGCGCCGGCGGACAAATCCAGAACCAGGCCCAGAACTACATCGGCGCGAACCAAAACCAGTTCGGGTACTATCAGCAGCTCCCCTACCAGATGCTGCAGGGGATGGGATCCCTTCTCTCCGGCATCCCGGGCTCGTCCATGACGACGCCGTATTTTTCCAACCCCATGGGCATGGGGTTCTCTGGGGCTCTTACCGGCGCCAAGGTTGGCAGTCTCTTTGGCGCTCCCGGAGCCGGCGTCGGCGCCGGCGTCGGCGGCGTGCTCGGGCTGCTCGGAGGTCTCTGATGTCCGCAGGTTTTCTCGGCAAACTCGAAGGAACGCTAGACTCCCCCAAAAGTGCGGGCCTTCTCGGCCTTGCGGCAGGCATGGCGCAAGCCTCCGCCCCTCATCGCCTTCCGGTCCCGCTCATGGCGGCCATCGGGCAGGGAGTCCAGACAGCGCAGGCGATGCGCGCCGCCTCCCTGAAGAACGCGCTCCAGCAAGCCGTGCTGCCGCTCAAGCAGACCCTCACCTCCGAGGTCGTGCGCGCCGTACACGGGAAGCCTCTCATCAAGCGCACGAAGCCGTCGGTCGTGCCCTTCCCAGGGAAAAATGGCGACAAGCCGCAGACACCGATCGATACGCTCAGGGCCTACGAGCAAGCGCGCCGGAATGCTGATGCGCGCTCTTTGATCTTCTCCGTCATGGGGGATCAGCCTGCGGCCGGCGCGCAGTACACTCAGAATCCCGCCATCCAGGCAGCTCTTGCCAGAGCCAAGGCTCTCAACACGGTAATGAAAATCCGTGGTGGTGAGGGCGCGGCTTTCCCGGGCCAAGCTCCGCTCAACTTCATTCCGAAGCTTGGGGCCGGCCAGACTCTCACGCCACAAGGGACGGTCGCTGTCCCCCCGGGCTTCATGCGGACGAGTGCTGGGGTGCAGTCACTTGACCCTCTACTCGCCGCCATGTACCACGCTGGCATGCCCACCCAGACCCTCACCGGCGCACGCCCGCAGTCGGTCGCGCAGAACCTCGGACTGCCCCAGAATCCCGCGCAAGCCGCCAAGATCGCACGCCTCATCGCCGCTCAGCGCTCTGGCATTCTCCCGCAGCAGGGCGCGCCGCAACCCTTGGTGCGTCCCTCGGGACAAGGCCAACAGCCGAAGACCTTGGGGCAGCCACTCGGCGCACCCACGCAAGCCCAGAATGGCCAGACGCCAGCTCAGGCCAACCCTCTGGCCGCTGGCCTCCTTCCTAGCACCGGCCCAGCTTCGACCTCTGTTCGCCTCACCCCTTCTCAGGTGGCCCTAGAAACCGAAGCCTCCAAGGCCGCCACGGGCTACATCAAGGAAGGCGCGGAAAGCCGCATTGCGCTCGGAAACATCGCCGAACTCGACTCGGTGCTCCAGCGCTTCAAGACCGGTCCCGGGAGCGAGCCGCTGGTGCAGATCAAGTCGCTCTTCTCCGGCATCGGTCGCGTGTTCGGCGTTCCTCCTCCCCAGACGGGAGACATCACGAGCGCCCAGGTGCTCCGAAAGTCCGCCATTCAGCTCGCAGGCTCCGTGACAGCGAGCCTCGGGCAGAAAGCCGAGGGCGCGTTCGAGACGGTACTGCACGCCGTCCCGAACGTCGATAACACCAACATGGCGAACGCCATCGTGACGGGAGCCCTTGCTGCCGCCGCCCGCTATCGCATCGCCCGCGCCACCTACACGCAGTCTTGGCTCGAAGCGCACAACGGTAACGCTGTGGTGCCCGGACGTGGGACGGTAGGAGGGTACTGGACCCAGCACGTGCCGTTCATGGCATTTTTCATGGAGTCGCTGCCGGAGAAAGCCCAAGCCGAGATCCTCAAGGCCGCGCAGAAGAACGCTCCGCTCCGGCAGGAGCTCGCGCAGGCCGCAGGCGCCTATAGCTGGCTCAAGAGCGGGGGATACCTGTGAACTGGGCGGAAGAGGTCCTGAAAGAGGATAAGGCCGCACCCGCGCCCGCGGCGCCTGCGCCTCATTGGACGGAGACACCGTGGATCCAGCCGGGCGCGAAGGTGCGCCAGAACCGCTACGGGGCGACGGTGACCACGGTCGGCGGAAAGACGTACGTCAGTGCGCCGGGGAACCGCACCCTCGCGAAGGATGCGCTCGGTACGATGCCGTGGTGGCAACGCCTCGGGGCCGGCGTCGGAGAGGGCTTGCAGGACATCGCTTCGCAGGCCGTCCAGCTCGGGAAGTACGCGGGCCAAGCCGCCGCGTGGCCGCTTTCTGTCGTGAATGCCGTCGCCGGCGACAGGCCGCTCGGGATCCAGCGCTTTGCCGGAGACGAGGTGGGACGCGCCGTCCGGGGGATTCTGGAAGCTCCCGTCGGGGTCCGGAACCTTATCCTCGGTGAGTCGCACCCGTTTCAGAGGGCGAATGCCGCTCTCCCCGTCGCGTCTCTCTCGCAGCACAGGGCGCAGACGCTCCCTCTCCGGCAGGCGCTCAACGACACCACGGCTGGCCGCGTGGGCCAGATTCTTGGGGAAGTGGCCGGCACCACCGTCCCCACAATGGGCATTGGCGGCACGGTGGAGCCTCTCCTAGGCAAGATAGGGTGGCTGGCCTCCAGCCCTGTCACCCGCTCGGCGATCACGGGCCTCGCGGAGGGCGGCGGGTTTGGCGGCCTGCTCCCGGCCTTCCGGCCTTCATCCTCAGCCGGGGTGAACACAGCCACCATGGCGGCGCTCGGGGGTCTCACGCCGCCTGTGCTTGCGCTTGGCGGCAAGCTCCTCGGCGGTGGGCTGGACATGCTCAAAGCCTCCTTGCCGCCGCTCCGGCAGGCAGCGCAGGAGGAGCGGATCGCACCGCTCCTCGCGAAACTGGCCGAAAAGGGAGGCACGGATCTCCAGCCCGAAGCCGCTCCGCTCGAAGGGATGCGTCTTACCCTAGGGCAGTCCACCGCGAACCCCAACATCATCGCCCTCGAAAAAGGCACCTTCGCGGGAGGGGAGGGAGCGGGCGCCTACGACCGCCTGCGCGCGATCAACAACAGGACGCTGGTGAATGCTGTCAAGAAGCTTGGCACCGAGGTCGACCCGAACCCCACCACCATGCTGCAACAATCAACCAGGATCGGGGACGCGCTTGCGGCCGCCCGCAATGTGGCGAAAGACCAGGAGCGTGCGCTCTGGAACGCGGTCGACCCCGAAGGGCTCGCCACCATCCCGAAGTCGCGCATCATGGAGGAGCTCGCGGCGGCGCAGAAAGAACTCTATGCCGCGGGGCGCGAAAACATGATCCCCCCCGACGTGGTCGATCGCCTGAAGGGCCTCGAAGATCAGGTCCCGCTCATGCGCTACCACGGGATCGCGAGCGCCCTTGCGCAAAAGACTGCGGACCTCGATCGCTCGGGGGACAGCGTCGGTGCCTACGCCCTCGGCGCCCTGTCCAATCGCCTGCGGAACCTCCAGTACACAGAAGCGCCACAAATCGCGGAGGGCGGCGATGCGGATGGTATCCTGGGACGGCTGAACAAAGCGCGGGCATTCACACAGCAGCGCGCCCAGATCTTCGACACGAACCCTCTGGCGCCTCTCTTCCGCGTGGACTCCACCGGCGCCGCGCGGGTCGAGCCCGAGATGGTCGGCACCCGGCTCATGTCGCCCACGCATCCCTCGGGCCTCGATCAGGCCCGGCAAGCACTCGGCGGGAATGTTCAGGATCTCAAAAACTACTACCTCTCACAGCTCCTCGCGTCCGGCTCAACGACGCAGGAAGACCCGTGGGGGAACAAGATGGTCTCCTACGCCAAACTCTCGAATTTCCTGAACCGCACGCGCCCGATCGCGGATCGCCTCTTCACGGATCCCGACGAGCAGGCCGCGCTCGACCGGATCATAAAGGGGGCGAAGCTCAACGACCGTGTGCAGAACTACATCGGCACCGGCGGCTCACCGACCGCCATGAACCTCGAGTCGAAGCTCATGCGCGATCAGATCGCGGGCCACGTCTATCACCCGACCGCGTGGGAGGAGGGGATCGGAGGTGCGCTGGTGGGGAATCTGGCCGAAGGGAGCAAGGGCACGCTGCCCGGTTACGTCGCCGGCCGTGGTCTTGCCGCTTCACAGCGGTGGTACGAGCGCGCCCTCATGCCCATCCGGGAGGACATCCTGCTCCACGCCCTCTCGGATCCCGACTACGGGCAGGCGCTCATCGACAAGGGGACCAAAGCGCTGGCGGAGCCCGCGCATCCCTTCGTCCGCGCCCTCGTCAATCCTTTGGGAGCGTCGACCACGCTCCGCGCGCTTGGAGGCGCTTCCGGCAACGCTCTGCTTCGAGCTTTAGCGATTCCCTCCGGGCAGTGAACGCAATGAGACCGAAGAAGAGCCAGCATCCGAGCCAGACCAAGAGAATCGCCCCGATGTGGTTCCCGAACCGGTGGAAGGCCCCAATGCCGAAGAACATGGCGATGGTTGCACTCGCCCAGAGCCGGAGAATGCCAGGGAGCACCGGACGGGGAGGCATTTTGAGCACGTTCCCGCAGAACCACGCGACGAGCACGTACGCGGCCATGGCGGGAGGAAGGGCGAGAAAGGGAAGAATGAGCAGCATGGGTGATCTCCGATGACGTGTACTCAGCTCTCGACGCTCCAACCCGAGGCCACGACCACCCTTCTCCCCGGAACCCCTCCCACCAACAATCAGGAGTGGCAGGCGGTCCGGATCGCCCTTCAGACCGTGCTTCAGCAGATCCGGGCGGCGGCGGGCGTCACGGGTGTGAACGCCGTACCCCAACAGTATGCGCTTTTTGCGGGCGCCTCGCTCCCCCCGATGACCTTCTCGGGCTGCTCCGGGAGCCTCGATACATCGAACGTCCTCTTCGGAGCCGGAAGCCTCAAACTCGCGCTCTCTTCGTCCCCGGCGTCCGTGACCTTCGCCTCGGACACCGCGTGGCCGATCGCCCACAACCGCTCGTGGATCGTCTCCTTCTACGCCATGGCGTCGGAGACCACCAAAGGCACCATCACGATCACGACGCCCAAAGCCTCGTACACGACCGACTTCACACTTCCCGCCGGCTCGACCTTCGGGCGCTACTACGACACCCTCAACCTGATCGCCGACGGGTCCACCTCTTTCGGCCTGTCCTTTTCCTTCACGTCCGGCGCCACGGTCTGGCTCGATGGCATCCAGCTTGAGCCCTACTTCGGTGTCGCCATCGCGCCGTCGCCTTTCATCTCGACCTCCCCGGCTCTCACGCTCGACAATCAACCCGACGGCACCACCTACGTCCGTCTCGCCGGCTCGCATGCTGCGGGCAACGTGGCCTACAATTTTCGTGGGGTGTGGTCCTCCACCACCTCCTACGTGCAGGGCGACGAGGTGGTGTATGAGGCATCCTACTGGCTCGCGACGGCTTCGAGCACCGGCGAAACGCCGGCGACCGGGTCCTCCTACTGGCAGGTTGTCGGGTCCTATTCGGGCTTTCAGGGCGCGTGGTCCTCAACCGTGTCGTATGTCCAAGGAGCCGAGGTCACCTACAACGGCAACTACTGGGTGTGCGTGACCGCGAACACCGACAGCGCCCCGAGCACCACCAACAGCAACTGGCAGATCGCGGGGCCGCTCAATCTTGATTCCGTGGCCGACGGCACCACCTACGTCCGTCTCGCCGGCTCGCATGCTGCGGGCAACGTGGCCTACAATTTTCGTGGGGTGTGGTCCTCCACCACCTCCTACGTGCAGGGCGACGAGGTGGTGTATGAGGCATC